TCAAAGTTATCATATAAATTGTTGTATAATTGTTTATCAGAACATTTAATACCTGGATTCATCAATTGCACTGCTTTTTTAATATTTTTTCTAATATCATTCGATGCAAGAGTATTAAAAGCAGGGGGTGCGGATGGTCTGTCAGGATTATCATTGATATCAGTTAAAAGTACATTACCTAACGGATTTGTCGAGCTACTTTTGTAATAATTTTCGTTCATGAATTTATTCAAAGGAGCTCCATTTTCACTATTTATTGGTAATTCATTTATCGATATACTTGTCGTATTTGGATTCAATATTTTTTCACTCGTATTAACGTTTACAATAGGAACATATTCAGATGATGATTCAGAATCAATACCAGAATTGAATGCCTCTTTATTATTTTTATACCAATTTTGATAATAAAATAAATAAATTACAATCAATGTAATTAGTCCAACTATAAGTATTTTTACAGATCTAGTTAAAATAAATCCTAAAATTGTTAAAATAATAATTAATCTTGACATTGCGTTTATTTTTCTTTCGTAACACATTTGTTGAGTTGGCCATATTTCAAATAGTGTATTTTTATCTAATAAAACTGTAGGATTATTAACCCATACATCTATATTAATTTCTTTCATATTGTTGCTAGTATTATCATTAAAAACTACTTTGTTTCCAGACATTTTAATATATTTACTATTCTATTTATATTGTATAATAATATTTATATTTTACAATATTACTTATATTTCCATTATAATTTCCATATAGTTTTCACTCATATACCACGAAACTTGCTAATTCTTCTTCTTTTTCTTCTTCTTTTTCTCTCCATTGGGGACATTATTAGTCGGTTTGGATGAAGAAGATGATGATGGATTACTAAACATATTGAACAATTGTTCATCTGGTACTGGATTAAAATTTTGAGCACGTTCTTGCATGTGTGCTTGTGCTTGAGCTTGTGCTTGTTGTGCCTGTGTTTTCTTTATCTCAGCTTTTTCCTTCATTTTTTCCTTCATTTGTGCTTGTTTCATAGTTTGATTTAGTTTACTCTCCATGGCATTGAAATCGAATTTTCCCCCTCCCATTCCTTTGGTCATACCCATTTTTTTCAACATGGATTGAATATCACCCATACCAGGCATATCTTTCATTCTGTTAATAATATCACTAGCTTCAGACATCAATTCACTTTCTTTTATGCTTCCTGATTTGATTTTTTCGTCTAATTTACTTCCTACATTTTTTACCAATGACATTAATTTTGTAGGATTTTTCATCAATTTTTGGAAAACATCTTTTACATTTGAATCCGCGTTTAAATCACCATCCGCGCCTAAATTTAAATCAGAAGCAGTTTCTTGTGCAATTTCCATTGCCAATTCGCCTAATTTTCCACTCAACATACCATTAATATGTTCATGTAAATTTTCTGCACTAGGAAAATTCTTCATATTAATTCCTTCACTGTCTTCACCGTTTTCACCGTTTTGTCCATTCTCACCGTTTTCACCGTTTTGACCTTTATTTTCTTGAGAATCATCATTTTTATTATTTTCGAAAAATTCATACATTTTACTCATTGTTTCTTCTAATGTATTTTTTAAATCATTCTCTTCTACAGATTTAAACATTTTGATAGTCTCACCAAAAGCATCACTATTGTCCATTGTACCAACTATAGCAAAAAGTATCAATTGTAAATATCTCCATATTGTTTCACGTGTATTATCACTAATTTCACATTGCCATAAATTTCTAAAATGAATATTTGGTAAAAATTCAGTATCAACATCGGAAGTTTCAGAAAACATATCCGCATTTTTGTACAAAATATCAAAAAAACGAGGAGGCATCTTTTTTAAACAAAATTCATACAAATACTGTACTGGATTATCATATTTTGAATTTTGCCACCATTTATCAATAAATGGAGCATATTCAGGAAATGTTATACTCAAATCATTAGAAAAATCTTTTATTATTTTGTTAAATTCAGTAGGAATAATAGACTTATCTGTTTGTTGAGGCAAATCTTGTGAATCACTAGACATTTATTATATGTGTAATATAATAAATATTTTTAAATTAAACTAAAGTTAAATTATATATTTTTAGCTTTTGATGTAAAATTTGAATTTACGATTTTTACGATTTTTACAATTAAGTTTTTAGTTTTTAGTTTTTATATAAATTAAAATCCACCATTCATATTACCGTACATATTACATAATTTTGTTAAATTTTGTATGTATCCCATCGATTTCTTTTTATTTTCTTCATTCATTTCTTTTACCGGGTTTCTCAATCTATCAATACCCATAATTATTTTTTTTGAATTTGGGGAATCCATCACATCTTGTGTATAATCTTTATTAATAAAATACTCTATATTACCAGACTCTATTTCAGATCTGTATTTTCCTACTACATATTCTGACCATACACGAATAATAAGCTTCGGATTTATTTTTCTAATAGTAAGAAAAGCATTTTTTGACGCTAAAATATCATGATCTTCTGGAAAAACACTTTGTATATCATTAACAAATTCCATAAAATGATCATTGAATGCTGTAAGTATTGTTGATGAATTCGACATATTGATATTATTTATATTAACTCTATTTATTTATATATTTTTCACTATTTATATTATATAAAACTATTATACACATTTTTAATGAATTTTTTAACAGGTGATAGTCATTCTGGTGATATTAAATTCAATAATTATATTTATTTATCATGTGGTGGTGGTAGCGCAAAAGGATTAAACAATCCTAATTCCATATCACAATATAATAATCTTATAATAAATAATGTTAATAATAATGATTACAAACATTTATTTTTTTTGTTTGGAGGCGTAGATGTTGATTTTTCATATATACATAAATATTTAGATAATTCTAGTATAAATTATGCGGAATTTAATTTGTCTGTTATAAAAAATTATTTACATTTTATAGTAACTAATTTTTCAAATAGATCCGTTATAATACTCTCTATTGGTTTACCTGTTTTAGATGATAAACACTTGAAAAAAGGTTTATTGAATGGACATATTAATTTCCTGGAACAACAAGACCTAATCAAATTAGAAAATAGATTATCTAGTGCTACATTGCCTAATATAGTGGAGAGAACAAAAATAGCGTTGAATTTCAATGAACAACTAAAAAATGAAATTCAAAATTTGTCTATGCCCAACATTAAGTTTTTAGATATTACTTCATTTACATATGATGAAAATGCAATACGTATCAAAGAAGAATTTTATACTAAATATGATCATCATAATAATTATAGAGCGGTTTTTTATACCGAAATCATTAACAACTTTTTGAATTCATTATCATAATATTTTTCGTAAATATTACATTCTTCTTTGATTCCCATTTCCGTTAGCTGTTAAATTTTGATATTCTTGTTCTCTCTGTTGTTGCAATTGTTCGACAGTCAAACCTTCGGGTACTTTACCAGCTTTTATACTAGATTCATCTGATGGAGTGTATATTGTTTCTTTATCCATATAATTCGTATGAACATAGTTATGCATTTGTCTTACTCCACCATTTCCCTTCGCGGAAAGATCATCTGAATTCATATCTAAAAAACTATAATTATCTGACATAATTCCATATGCACTAGCACCACCTCCGAATGAAAACGCCATCGGTTCAATGTTATTATTGGTTGCCTGTTTGATAGCGACTTCTTGTTTAGGTTTGAAAAAATTCAATATTGCTTCACCATATAATATTTCATAATTGTTGTTTAGTAATAACAAAGCTGGAACACGATTAACCGTATCAGGCAATATAATACGTTGTCCATTTTCTAAAATTATATATGTTTTATTGTCTTCTTTTACTCTTTTATCAATACATATAAAATGTATATCTTTTCCTAAATTTGTTTTTGATAATGTTTGAATTATATTTTTTGAATGATTACAGAAATTGGAATAATATAATATACAACTCATTTGATATTATATTACGAATATTTTTTATATACTATTTTTAACTTTATTTTTATATGACTTATAAATTAAAATTGAAATATTATTTATTTATAAGTCATATAAATAAATAGTAAGTTATAAATATAATATACATACCAAATCTAAAACAAATCCAATACAAATCCGATAGTACTACTACCACTACTAATACAAAACAAACCATGAATCCAAAAATTGATAACATTTCAGACAAAGGCAATACTTTACAATTTACACTATCAGGTGTTAATGTAAGTTTAGCAAATGCGTTACGTCGCACTATTTTATCCGATATTCCTATTGTCGTTTTTAAAACTTCACCCTACGAAGAAAGCAAAGCAACTATATACACAAATACTAGTCGATTAAATAATGAAATTTTAAAACAACGTTTGAGTTGTATTCCTATTCATATACGCGATTTTAAAATACCTCTTAAAAACTATTTATTGGAAGTCAAAGAAGAAAACAATACTGATACTGTTATGGTTGTAACAACTGAACATTTTAAAATTAAAAATCTTCAAACTGACAGTTACCTTTCTGAAAACGACGTTCGTGAGATTTTCCCTGCATCTGACCTCACTGGTTATTTTATTGACTTTGTTAAATTACGTCCCAAAATTTCAGATGAATTACCTGGTGAGAAAATTCACCTAACATGTGAGTTTAGTATTAGTAACGCAAAAGACGATGGAATGTTCAATTGTGTTTCAACATGTGCATATGGTTTTACACCAGATGATGTTAAAATCAAAGAAGAATTAGGTAAAAAACAGCAAGGTTGGAAAGATACAGGGTTGAATGGAGAAGAAATAGAATTTGAAAGTAAAAACTGGCATCTTCTCGATGCATTAAGAATTATAAAAAAAGACAGTTTCGATTTTACAATTGAAACTATTGGAATATACACAAATCAAGAAATTATACAAAAAGCATGTGATATTTTAATTGAAAAATTGAAAGCAATTGACATGCAAATTCATAGAGATGAATTGGAAATAAAACCATCAGATACCACTATGGAAAATTGCTTTGATGTCAAATTAAACAATGAAGATTATACAATCGGTAAAACAATTGAATATTTCATGTACTCTGATTATTTTGAAGGATTAAAAACATTGTCTTTTTGTGGATTTAAAAAATTTCATCCTCATGATGTAGATAGTATTATTCGTCTTGCATATATTGACCCAGTAGAAATATCAATGATTAAACAAAATGTAGTCGAATGTTTGAAAAATGCGATCGATGTTTTCACAAAAATAAAAAAAATGTTCTAAATAACTAATTATTCTTCCTCTTCCCACATTTCTTGTAAATTTATCCATGTAGAATTCATGTAATCATCCAGGTCACTTCCTATCCCGATACTAGTGCGCAATTCTTCTAACTCGTTCATATCATTTGGATAATCATATGATTCATCTGAATCTATTTTTTCACCGTTACCATAACGATAATCATTTACATACATGCATCTACCGAAAAAACAATTGCCTGGTTCATCATAATAAGCAGTTACTTCAATATTATGATTTTTATTCATTAAACGATATACACCTGTCGGTGGCGACCATGCGGATTCAAATGATACGTTGATGGTGTAATCTTTTTCGTCAAAATCATTTATATCTACGTCTCTTGCAGACTATTTTGTATTCCATACACTACATGCTTTTTCATAATTCCAGCCATCAGGATACTCTTCTGGATCCAATCCTAATGGAGCAAATGTCTGAAACCATGAGTCGTTTTTGATTGAATCCAACAATTTGTCATATATTTCTTTCGATGGACATGTAAAAGAAGCGCTGTTTGTGCACCAGTTTGGCATTTTTATGTGTAAATTATAATGTATATAAACATATCAATTTATGTTTATATGCTTTCTAGATTTGAAAAATATATTACCTAATATATTATATATAATATAATGTGTTGGAATGAGGCTGTTTCAATGAATACGTTTCTATTTAGTAGTTTTGTATTACTACTTATTATTTATAACAATTCATTTACAAAATATAAAATAAAAGACTTCAATAACAAATGGACATATGTTTTTTTTGCATCATTTATATTGATGCAACTGATTGAATTTTTTATTTGGCGAAATATCAATAATAAATATTATAATAGTTTGTTTAGTAAATTAGCGTTATGTTTATTACTTCTACAACCCATTGCAAGTATGATGATAATCCAAAAAATACCAATACGAAATATTCTTTTGTTTTTTTATTTATTAATCATGATTCCGTTTTCAATTCATAAATTTTCAACAAATAATATTTATTCCAAGGTATATAAGAATGGTCATTTATCATGGTTTTTCTTCGGTAAATCCTATTTATCATATTTAATTATCTCATTATGGTTCTTTTTCTTTTTTTTCAGTTTTATTTATGAGAAAATATGGGGATTGTTTATTTTTGGAATAATTACACTAATAATTTGTTTTATACAGTATTATTTTGATACAGCCGGAAGTGTATGGTGTTGGAGCATAAATTCACTAATGATTTATTATGCTATATATCTACTATTATTTTTACCATTCTTAGAAAAAATGCAAATATGCTAAACAGTTTTTACTTTTTGGTCTTTGTAATCAACGAATACACTAATTTGGATGGATGTAAATTTTTAACATAATATATAGTTTCTATTAAATTAACATTTCTTTTATTTGGTTTCAATTCCTGTAAATACATATTGTGTAAATTATACATGTGGGATTTATATTCTGGTGGATAATTGCTTAACGGTTTTGTTTTATTAATAAAACAATCAATATAATGAATCAATAAAATATTCGTAAAAGATTGAATTTTTGTTTTGAATGATTCAATCTTGTTCTTAATTTCTGGATCATCTTGATAAAAACTCATAAAGTGTTTAACTGTATTTAGACTTCTAGCAATCAAGTATTTGTATAATAATTTTGATTGTCTTCCATGAATATTATGAATATGTTCATAATATGGATTGCGAATTTTACATCTTTCTCCTGTTAATGAATTGTAAATTACTAATCCCATAGTTGAATAATTCATCTTTATATCATAACTATTTGTGTAAAAATAATCATAAAGTTGATTGTATGTTTTTTGTTCTTTTAAACTGATTTGTTTTGGGTATTTAATTTTGCATTCCTTAGGCAATATACTTGGATTGTTTTTATTGACATGAGAATCAAATAAATGACATACTTGGACATCGATCTCTTCCTTTATATTGTCGGTACTCTCGTCACCGCTATCATGACTAATATTTAATATATGATTTATAGAATAAACATACAACAAATACAATTGCGGTTTAACAATATCAAATACTATTTGGTTTTTAGGATGTTGTAAAACAAAACTATAACAGTATTTGTGATTAAAATCATTCAATGTTAAGCCCATCTCTTTTAACGCATCAAAAAACATATCTCGAAAAGTTGTTTTAGTAAACGTATTTGTATTATATCCACCTATCGAACTTTTTGTGGCAATTTCCCATTTACACTCATACGAATCCCAAAACAATTGAATCATTGTTCCTTCTATTAATTCTTCTATAATAATGTTATCATTATAAGATGGATTTTTTTCTACAAATTCTTCGTAACTAATACATTTAGGAGGTGAAAAAGATACTACTTTATTCGATGCATTTATAATTAGAGATCTTATTAATCCCCAACTAGAATACTTATTTTTTGGTAATTTTTTTTTATCGTATTTTATCACTGTGTATCGATGAGGTTCACTTGGTTCACGTGGTTCACTATTTTTTGACTCACATACACAATATTCATCTTCATCTTCATCTTTATTGCTGATTTTTTGTGATATTTTATTAAAAATATATGCTTCATTTTGTTGTTCATTCATAGATTCTTCTTTCGAATTTAGACATTTAACAAATTCTGAAATAGTATGCAACTCATATTTTGTATCAAATTGTTCAATTTCCATGGTTTATTATGCTTTATGATATTTTATATGATAATATATAAACGATATATATATATTCGATATAACTTTATATTATTATTAATATAATATTGTAATATCTTTATTTACACATACTATTCATAAAGATAATATAATATAGTATAAATATAGGAAACATCAAAATTAAATATATAAATGTCAAGCGACGATAAAGAAAACGATCAACAACAAAATGAAATTGAATTACAATTAGGTGATGTAATTCAAATTTTTATAAATGACTCGGATTCAGAAAAAAACCAAATTGAATATGAAAAACTAAACAATCAGGTTTTTTTTATTGATTACATTGATTCCAAAAAATTACACATCATTAATGATGAAACTCTGGATACAGTGATATTACCTATTAATAATGGTATCATCGCAGATGGTATAATACAAAATATAACTATTAAATATCGTAACAAAAATCCAGGATATGCAAAGCAAAATGATTTATTAACAGGAAAATGGATTAATATTTATTTTGGAGGTGATGTTCCTGCAATTATTACAGGAGAAATCACAAATTTAGAAGAAGATATGATAGAAGTTAAAACCTATCCAGAAAATTCAATAATATATATCAATTTTGATTATAAAGGCATTCCTGATTATTTACCCATTGAAACTATTGAAATTCGAGAAAAACCAAAATCTATTTCTGAAATACCTGAATCTGTAGTTTCATTGCAGTCACAATCAAATGAAGAAGAAACAATGCAAATTGTCGAAAACGAACAAAACGAACAAAACGAACAACTAGAATCTTCTTTCAATCCTCCACAATCACCAGAAAATTATGATTTGGAAGAAGGCGAGATTTATGAAGATACAATAATTAATATACCTAGCAGTGAAATAAAACAACAACTCCGTGAATTTATATTAAAAGCCGATGAAATTGTTTTTGGTAATGAAGAACTAGGTAATGTTGTACAGTACATAAATATTAATGAAAGCAGACAACGATACAGTATAGAAACACAAACAGCTGAATTATTGGATGAAATGATATCTTCCGTACCGAATAAAGATAGAACGTCTCGTGTTTTAAACAACATTCACATTATGATTGAACGTTTCAAACAATTGAGGAACACTTTTTCTACTTTTGATGAAAATAATAATGTAAACGGTATGAAGTTTAAAGAAGCTTCTTGGAAACCACTAGTTGAAAATTTATTTCAACTTAAAAAATCACTTTATTGGATTCTACCAGTAGTTAAAAATACAAAAAAACTATACAATATCGATGAAAATAATAATAATATAAATGATTACCCTGACATTGTTTCACTTTCATTATCAGAAAATATGTCAGATTTTCAAAAAATATTTAATAATTATAAATCGAATGACACACCCATTGAGATGAATAAATACATAACTATGATCAAAGACGCGAATCCATATATGACACCATTTGAAAATGATAGGAATAATCGTCTGAATCAAGAGATTAATATAAATCAATTTTTGAATGACGATTTTATTTATAATACGAATGTTAACGATAATTTTGAAGCAATAATAGATACTCTGGGTGATTTTTATTCTTCTGTTTTCAATACAAATTTAATTAAATCAAAACGTTTTGTTATAGGTAAATATAATTTAGGTGTGAATAAATTGGAAACATTCACTTATGTTGGTAATAAATCTAAAACACAATTAGTTACATTGACAAAACCTGATTCCATGAATATTAAATCGATTGTAATGTTACCTAAAGACGCTGTGTTGTTCTCACGCGTCCAATTGCCTGGTACTAATATAATGGAAAAAGCGAACCTGAATAATACATTTTTGAATTACTGGATGTTGTTGAATAAAAATACATATATTGAAAATCATTTTATTGATAATGAAAAATTAAAAATTAACAGAAAATCGAGAGAAATGAATGAATTATCTAATCAACCTCAACCTCAACCTGCGCAAATAGAATCTCGTGATTTTTTAAAGAAACCGATCAATTATATTTTGGATATTGATATCGAAGGGTTTATTAATGAAAATCGGGAAAACCCGGAAAACCCGGAAAATAACCAGAATGACAATAGTAATTTGATGAATATGCAAAATAAGATCAATAATATAACAGTTGAATACGAAAAATTATATTATGATTTTTTACGTGCAATCATACCTAAAACACGTACTTTGTTTTATATGATGCAAAAAGATATTCACAATAAATATACTTTTAAAGATGTAGTTGAATTTTTTGAACCATTTTTAATTTATCAGGACGATATTACGTATTTACAATATAATGCTATTGTTAAATTTATTAATTATAAAGTAACAGAATTTAATAAAAGTTATGCAGAAAAATATCGGTATTTTCAAAATATCAAAAATATAAATTTTAATAAAAAAACAACTGTAAAAATTAATAACATGTATAATTTAATAAACTCAATTACTTATTCTATTCAAAATGGGGAAGAAAATAAACAAAACGAGCAACAGATGGAACAACAGATGGAAATTGAAAATCCTGAAATGGAGAGAAATATAAGTATAAAAGAAATTGTTATTGAAAAATATCACATAAATGGGAAAAATCAAGAAGAAAATACTACTACTAGAATGGATTCTGTTGAGATTTTGAATAAAATAAATACGATGGATAATGGTCGTCTATTTAACAGTAGTATCAGTTTAAATAATTTACCTCTTATGTTTTCAGATAATTTAAATTCTTTCTTTGAAAATGAAACTGATGAAGTGAAAAATAATCGAAAATTCATGGAATCTCGATTAGAGAATAAATGTAAAAATTATATAATTGCAAAACAATATCAGAATATTAATGAATTGGAAGACGATAATCAGAATCAAAATCAACCACCAAAAACAATTTATTTTGATAAAAAATTCGATACCACAAACTATTCATTATTAAATCAATACGAAAAAGAAATGAATAAGATGGATTCAGATGAATTCATTAATTTTCTAGTAGAAAAATTGCAAAAATCGGAAAAAGTTTCAAAGGAGGATGCAATTGATTTGGTAGAAACTTTAATTACTGGAATGAAACCAGTTAAAAATGGTTATTACGCTATTTTATACGATTCATCAAAAGATGTTATGCATTATTATGTTCGAACAAATGGTATGTGGATATTGGATGAAAATATTGATAAGGATAATTTCTCTCCACTGAATAATCAAAATATATTGTGTAATTTACAAAATGATTGTATTTCAATAACTAACAACAAGAGTGCTAGTGGTATGGATTGTAAAACTGAAGAAGATACCAAATCTATGTTGGCCGAAAATGCGATAAAGACGATATTATCAGAATTTGACAAACAATACTATCAATCCAAAGAAGAACTGGAGAATAAAATTAAATCTGTTTTTGAGTATTACATGACTATTTTTGAAAAGAATGAAAAAATACAAAATCAACGAATTGTTAAATACAACAATCAGCAATATTTATTAGGATTAGAAGAATTGAAACAAAATGAATTTTTATTGGAATCTGAATCGGATGCTATTTTGAATAGTAATCCCTATGCTTCTCCTTATGCAAAATTGAGAGATATTATATTAGGTCAATCTGATTTTGTTAAAAAACAAAACGATATTATTCGTTTTACTCAGATGTTCACGAGAGAAAATATGAAAGATACAACTGTTGGACCTCTAGGTGAAATTGAATCGATTCATTGGCGCTATTGTACAAAAACAAATGTCAAACTATTACCTGCTTTTTTATATACATTAGCTTGTATTTTTATAAATGACTATAATAATTATAACGAAAAGGTCGAATATATTATAAATGATATTGGTGCTTTAAGTGACGATGGTGATTCATGGGTAGATAAAAATAGTGGTTATATTATTAAACATATCAATTTTGATACAGAAGAAGGATATGAAGGCGGATCTAAAATCAAATCGAGAGAAATTATGGAAACTGAAACAGTTTCTGGTATCGCATCCGTTGTTAGTAGTGAAAAAGGAAGAACCAAGCAATTAGAAGAAGAGGTAAAAATAAAAACGACAAAAAATTTGTCTGTAGAAAACAAAATTGTTATGAATATTGTTAATACATTATCAGAATCCTGTATGATTGATATATCCAAGCAACACGAATTTATAATGAAAACTGTTAGTGAGGCTTTGTTAAAATCATTACCAAATGAAACTGATTACAACAAACAAGTAAAGGAGATGGCAAATAAAGGCAAAACTATACCGCCTTATAAAACCATATACAATTCTACTATTTTATACGTAACAATGGGAATGTTTTTAATTGCTGTACAGACGCACATACCATCGATTAAAACAAAAAAAACTTATCCTGGATGTGTGCGTTCATTTCAAGGATTTCCTGTCGATGGTGAAACATCCAATGATTATTCATCGGTTGAATATATTGCATGTATTGGTTATAATATACGTACATCCATTGATCCATGGTCCGCTCTGCAAAAACAAAAGAGAGAAAACATTACAAACCGTTTAAGAGATACGATTCAAAAAATATTGTTGTTACTACCAGATGTTGATCAAATGATAAAAGACAAAGTACAATATAATATTACTAGAGAGATGCGAAATGAGAAGGATCGTGATGAAGAATTAGAAAATGAACACGACATTAAGACATGGACATCATTTTTACCTCCATTGGTTAATTTTAAAATAAGTAGATTATCCAATATAACAACCGAGTTTAAAAAAACATTATTGGCTTCTTTAAAGAATGGTGGCAGTCAACAACGAGAGAAAATGTTGGTAGTTGAATCCAAAATTATCGAGTTTTCTCTCGCGATCCAGGAAAAAATCCAACAAATAATAAATAAAAAAAAGTTATTGTTGACCAATAAAGTGAATGAACCATTTGTAGAAAATGCATGTTGTAACGATACAAATATTTTCAAAACAATTCAATATTTTGAAAAAGAAAGTAACGGAGAAATTACAAATTATAATAAAATAGTAGAAGAACTATCGAATGTATTAGCTGATATAAATGCAATAACAAAATCCGCATATATAGTGAGTAATGAAAACACAAAGAATCAATATCCTACAATTTCAAATGATTTCGACGAAGAAACAATATATCGTGCATTTATTGTATATTGTAAATTCAATAGTTTAATACCAATCAGCGAAGAATTAATTACTTTATGTAATGAAAAACCAAAAAATGTATCAGGAAGAGAATCTTATAATGAAATGATCTCAAAGTTAAAGAAAGAGGGTAGAAATTATACAAATGAATCTTTATTAAGATTGCTTCAATTGGTGAATAGAAAAAATATTGTTGATATTGAAATGAATCATAGAACAATTGATTCAGTGGAAATGATAAAAAACATAATTGATAATTTTAATTATGAAAAAGAGGAATTAATATATCCGTCTTTACAACAACTTTTACTCGAATCATTGGATGCAATAACTATCAACAAAAACTCGGATGAAATGGAAGATGCAAAAGAAGTAAGATCTTTGAAAAATCATCTAAGTAGAACCAATGATACAATGAAAAAGGACATTATCGATTTTATTAAAAAGAATTATAAACTAACCGGTGTAAAACCAATGAATATTGAAGAAATATTGAATGATTTATTTGAATGGAATTATGATGATAATGAAATACGCAAAAACAATTGTTTGAACAAAATGATACAATTTATTAAGAGTTATATTCATAATTTTGCTAGTGTTTTTCCAAATATTATATTAAATACAGTAGATTACGAAAAAATAATCATTCCAAGCTATTTGGGTCTCTCAGTGACTCACAGCAATGATATAAAAAATATAATAAAGAAATATTATGAAAATCTTCGACCTTTTTATAAGAATTCTCACGTCTCTAGTGTTTTAAATAATATTCAAAATAATACAAAAAATTTGTTGGTATTATTAAATGAACTACCTTTTTTGAGTGCAAATGAAAATAATAATTCAATATTTGATCTTCGTTTATCGAAATTATTAATAGAGCAGTTTTTCTTCATTTTATTTACAGAATATATTAATTTAGCAAACAATGAAAGTATGTTATTTGGTGTTGATGTTAATAGAAGAACTACAACTACCACTACGTCTAAGTCTCAGAAATCCAAATTATCAAAAAAAACAGGTAAGAGAGGTCGAGGTTCAGAATTAACAATAGAAAATCCAGACCGTGATTTTTTAATAGAAGATGTTTTTACTGTAGAAAGTTTAGAAGAGAAAGAGCAATTTTTAGGATTGGAAAATGAAGTATTTGAGAATGAGTATATTCGAGCTCCAGGTGAATTTAAAAAATTACAAACAAATATAGCAAATTTACTATTACAGTATATGATTATTATGCGTGATCACAAAGACATTGTAGATATTTCATATGATAAAATAATGGATAAGGTGTTCAAAATAAAGGAGCGTGAAAAAGATACATTTACAGATCGTTTGAAAGGAAAATCGGATGAGGCAAGAAATGTAGACACAATTATGAAAATAAACAAATTGGGTGAATGGGGTAAAGGTTTACAAAAAGGTCTTACTAGCTATGTTAAAGAGAATTATGACGAAGAAAGAGATATGATGATGAACATTGCATCGATAGAGCGAATAGTTCGAAGAAATCCAGATGTTACAGATGAGAACGTAGATCAATATATGGATGATTATGTTTATAATCAAAATCTTGATTTAGAAGCGGAGAGAGAAGCATATGATATGACAAATCAAATCGATGATTATAATGATGGAAATTTTGAGGGCGAAGAAGTGGAAAATTGGGATGAGTTTGATTCTTAATGTATGGGTGTAAATACGTTGATAAAGAAATAAATTATATAAATAATTATATATAGTATATAATTATTCAAATATACAGAATAAAATTTAATTAGGTAAATTTTTAATAACATATAACATATAACATATAAATGAATCATTTAAATAAAATTAATATTTTTATTAGTAATCATGTAACAGTTGTATCTATTGTATTATTTATTATTATTTTCTATTTAATTAAAATTATTCAACCAGCATTTTTATTTAAACCTGATGGAAGTATGCGCGAATTTGGTATTGGATATAAAAATAAAACTATTTTACCATTGTGGCTTGTTGCAATCTTAGTATCTATGCTATGTTATTTAGGCGTATTATATTATGTTACCTATTTTTAGAGATCAATATTCATATTTATTTACAGTATAATAAATATGAATTGTAAATACGTAAAACGTTTTATTAAGATATAGTTTGAACTCTTTGTTGTGCTTGTGCTAGTGCTTGATCTTGTTGTTGTTGTGTTAATGCAGTATTTAAATTGGATTGTATTTGCGATACACTCTTAACACATCCACGGTTATTGATATTATATTTTAAAATTGTTGACAACAATAAACCAGTATAAACATACCATATGGCTTCACCAACATTATCACGATAAATAACTAAATTTAACATTTCTTGTTTTAAATTACTATATTTTTTAATGACCTGAAATTGATTATCATCTTTTACTTTTAAACTAGTAGATGAATCATCACCACCGCCTATCATCATTTTTTTCATACATGCTTTTAGATACTTTTTTGAACCTCCTAACATTGTTACAGATGATTCGACTTTTGCAGGGGTAGATGAAGAGGCAAAATCAGGGGAATTGGAATAGTCAGGTGCAGAGGGTTGTACGTTTATATTATTAACTGACGACATAGATGATTGAGATGTTGCAGGGCTATTTGATTTCTTTAAATAATCAGTAAAATTACTACTATCTTCTAACTGATAACAATACTTATCTTGATCATCATTTAACGATGCATATTGAGGTTTCATTAAAGGACGTAATGTATCCCAATATTCATTAAAATTAACAGGATTCATTTTATTTATTAAAAGTGATAAATTACTGAAAATTTCAGCTATTAAATCGCTAGACTCGTTTTGTATTTCTTTTTCTAACTTGTTTAATTTTTCTACATTTGTATCTTTTGGTTGAATAATTGACGAATTATCCATATTTTGATCTACTATTGTTTCTGCTTCACCTTTTATTTTATTACTATGATTTAAGAGTTCAGATAAAATTTCATTTGCTCTAGTTGATACAGAATAATAACCTACAACATCAGAAAATGCATTTTTAAAATTAGGAAATGATATTAATAATATTATTAAAATTCCAAAAATCAGTATCCATGGAATAAACGTTATTAAAGCAGTATATCCAAGATTACTTTTAAATGAACCACCACACATGTTTACTATAACAATTACATTTGTTATTAATTGTGTTAGCAAAGTTATTCCAAAATACAATAACAAACTCATATTAACAGAATTGCAATAAGATTCGATACCTTCATTACTAGCATAATCTTGCAGACTAGGCTTAGTACGTATTTTTGTAAAATAAATTCCAGTAAATATTAGAAAAATGATAAAATTTACTACTGAATTATCCATATTTTTCTAGACAATTTTTGATATTAATATGTTTATAGATAATGTGTTTATAGATAATATGTATAATTTAATTTACTATTATAACTTATTATAATAGTACAATAAAAATATATATAAACATTTTAAAAATTTAAAAGTTTAAAACAATGTTTTACGATAATTATAATTCATCTAAACCTTTATTAGTTGAACCCGGTGTCAAACAATTTTTACATGAAACTTTAAAGCAATGTCGAGAATATAAAAATAAATATTATAATATTATGTTTAATGTAGGCATTTTTAGCATTTTGATTTTCATTTTAGGAATTGTATTGTTATACAAATACAAAGGAAAATTAACACCTTCTGAAAAATTGAAAAAAGAACGTGAAAAACAGCAATATATTTTATCTAAAATTAAAAACTTTCAGAATGCAAAACGACTGGCTCATCAAGAACTTATAACTGGATTACCTGGTTGGGAAAATGAATATGATATCGTTCAACGTAAAATTTATATTTAGCATACAACAACAAAAACAATAAAACAATAAAAGAAAAACTATAAAATATATAAACTATATAAGTATATAGTATATAGTTTACACTGTAAAAATGAATATAACAAACAAAAGTACGCAAAATTTGGAAGGAAAAACATTCACTGATGCATTATTTATTTTTTACAAATTAAAAAACCAATACGAATATGCAATCGAAGAAGAAAAAAAGAAAATAATTAAACTCACCGGACTCAATTGGAGAGAAAAACGACGTGAATACAAACGTTACAAACCAAAATGTATTAACTGCAAACGCGCAGTCGGTACTGTTTTTTCAGTAAAACGTAATGTATCGGAATCGTCGGAATCTTCGGAATCAGATCAAAATGATAATAACGAAAAAGAAGAACATAACGACTCACGAATATTTAGAGCGTACTGTGGTGATACAATGAATCCATGTCCATTAAATATTGAAATAGCCAGTAATTTATTTAATATTAAAGAATATTTAAATGAAGAAGAGGAAAATTTATCAAAAGACAAATCTAGTGTAATTAAGTACAAGAATGATTTATTATTTGGATATTTATCAGAAAATGAAGTTGTAGATAAATTCGAAGAATTGAAAGAAAAAATAAAATCAGAAACATCTAATTATGAATTTTTATTAAGTCAATATAATGAAATAGTTGATAATAAAGAAAAAAATAAAAATATAAATAACAAAACGAAAGAAATATATGAGCTGATTAGTAAAATGCGAAATACAATTGATAAATATAAAATTAGTGATAATACTAATTATCTAACCGATGCTGTTACATTGTATGTGAATGAAATTCTCCCTAAGATTAAGCAAAATAATAAATTGAAATACAATGTAGAGTATGTTGACTTTAATGAATACGATAATACTTTTAATTTGGTTCAAATTCCGTATACAACACAAGAAATGGAGGCGAATTTAGATAATAAAGTGATTCATTTAGCCACAGGATTAGCCAAATTCAGAAAATAATTAAATAAAACTGAACGTTTTATTTCTATAATTATTATATCTTTTATTATAGTAAAAGATATATTATATAATATAAATAATCTATAATACAAATGTTTTTGAATAAAATTTCTATACCTATATTTTTAATTAGCTTATTTATAGGTATATTTTTTGTATATATTTTTGGCAGTGATAGAAAAATAATTTATGTATATCCAACACCTGATAATATTAATAAAATTCTCTATAAAGATAAAGCAGATAACTGCTTCTCATTAGAGTCTAAGGAAATTAAATGTCCATCTGACTATTCTAAAATAACTACAATACCTGTTCAAAAATAATGTAATATTATATATGATTTACAAATACAAATACAAATACAAATACAAATATAAAAATAAATATGAATTTAAATTTACAATATTGTAGTAATATATATTGTTTTAATATATATATTATAAACTAAAAATATGTATTTGTCCAAACTTTTTCATACAAAAACTGGCAAAATTGTTATATCTATATTATTGGGTTTAGGATTAGCTACTTTATTTAGAACAGTTTGTAAAGATAAAAATTGTATTGTTTTTAAAGCTCCCCCATTAGAAGAAATTCAGGGTAAAACATATAAATATGATAATAAATGTTATCAATATACAACAAAATCAGCAAAATGTGACAATTCAAAAACTATTGTGCCTTTTGCTTAATTTTGTTAAAAATGTATAGTATAATTTACTTTATGCGTAAATTATGCTAATCAATCATTCTATGTTATATATTATATATATATATTATGAATAATTCAACTACTAGTATTTATGATTTACCATCCGATCCGGCAGGTGGTGGTATACAACCAGGTAATATATCCATGTCAATTCAAGAAAATGATCAATACAAGCAACAAACACAACAACAAACACAACAACAACAACAAACATCCATTCCGACACAGTTACAAACAGAATCACAATCACAAACACAACAAGTTAATCAAGCAAATAATTTTTCATTAGATCAATCCACTATTAATCAGATAGTAAATGGATTACAAAAAGCGAGTGTAAGTGGATTAACACAACTACCATCGAGAGATATTCCTCGAACAACTGAAACTATTACGAATGACCCTTCTGTTCAACCTAATTATATACCGCCTATTAATCCTTCTCAAATGCAGGAAGATTATATTCAAAAAATGCAACAAATGAATCAATCTACTAATGAAATAATTGATGAACATAACAAAAAAGCAAATTTTTCAAATTCATTAGATAATTTATACGATGAAATTCAAACACCATTGTTATTAGCAATCCTATTTTTTATTTTTCAGTTGCCTATTTTTAAAAAGTATTTATTTATGTATTTACCTTTTATGTTTTTTAATGATGGTAATTATAATTTAAAGGGGTACTTAATAATAAGTCTTTTATTCGGTTGTATTTATTATTTTTGTAACAAGATAATCAATATTGTGAATTTTTGATGCGTCTACATCTAAAAAAAGAAATAATTACGCGATTTTTTATTCTTTTTTCTCGTTATACCTTTTGATTTTGATTTTATCACTTTGAAATATTTACTCTTATAATTATGACTGTTTGGATTGTATTTATTTTTAAAAAATTTGATTTTTTTTGTTTTGTTGTATTTGTTGGCGGTTTGGTTGGCGGTTTGGTTGGCGGTTTGGTTGGCGGTTTGATTGGCGGTTGGTTTATAAGATAAAAACCATTCTTCGAATTCAGAACTGTTTCGATTATTTTTCAATTCAGAAAATTTTTTCGCTTTTTCAGCGCGCATTTCTTCAACTGTATCCTGATGACCATAACATTCAATACTAAAACGTTTGAGTAGTCCTTTTTGTTCTAATCTATTTTTTTGTTGTACTTCAAATAAAAATTTTGCCATGCACAAAATTCGATCAATATCATAATACGGTTTATTTGCATATAGAAATGCCAAATAAAAACTCATCATTGTATCGATCGTGGCGATTCGTAATCTCTCCTTTTTATAAATTATTTCGTTATAACTATGACATGCTATCGGTTTATAAATAAATGCAATTGTATCTTTATCAACTATAATTTCATATGATAATGGTATAATATCACCTATTGCAACATGACGAATTATTTTCACGTTATCTATTTTGATATCTTTCAATCGTTCTTTTACTATTTCAGCAGTTGTCTCAGGATCCTGAGACAAAACATCAAAATCAGGAATACGTTTTAGTTGTTTTTGCAAATTTTTGGGCATATATTTTGAATACATGGATATAGCGAAACCTCCAAAAAAAACGACACCCTGGTTAATAAGCGTATTTTTCACAGTTTCGTATATTTGATCTCCATTTTTATTTTCAAATTCTCTCTGAAAGTCAATATCTTCACAGTTTTTCGTGGTTAATGGATAATGTTTATTTAATAAAGTAATACGTTTTAATACTTTCTCCCATCGACTAGTATCTCCTGCAGGTCTAGATAATTCTAAAAACATACCCATTCTTAAATAATTAGGTGGTGCATATAATATTCCTCCAACGCGTATGGATTCTTTTTTTATAGATTGGTATATCTCTCGTGGTAAATAAGTTATATCAGCGACAGGAATGTAATTGACAAAAACTTTGTAAGTACCATGATGTTGTCCTGATTTGGCTTCTACATCAGTAAAACCATTTTTAAAATAAACATCTGCTAATTCTTTTGCATCATGTAGAGCATTAAAAGAAAAAAAATCATAATCCGGAATTTCCACTTCTTTGTTATAAAATTGATCTTGTTTTGGCAATATATTGTTAATAGCAGTACCTCCGTAACATATGAGATTTTTTTTCTTAATGAAATTTTCTACAATTTCAATAGTAGATTTTATTTCAGGAGAAGAAACTACTCGTTTTGCAATATTTTCTTCAGCTTTGTCAACTGCTAAACGTAAAATAGACATTTCGCAATCTACGAAACTAATATTTTTATCACATTTTATTAATGACTTTTTTTTGCTCATTTTAACTATAATATTGATATCGTTATATTATATCAATATTAAATTTTTCAATATATGAATAAATAACTTATATATTGGATACATGCATACATACACGCATACGACTAATTATAATATGTATAAGTTTGTGTTCCTACTTGTACAGTATGAGCATTTGGATAATAAGATAAAGATGGATCTGCTGCTGAAACATCAAAAGTAGTTGGTGAATAACGTAAATTGGATGGTTTTAATACAAAAGCAAAACCCACTTGATTAAAACATGTATTGATACCAGTAGGGTTTGTATTGGTTGATGGATCTATCGATGTTGAAATACATGATGTAGTACATAATTGTAAATTAATGTCCGGTAATTGCCAACGCATTGCACACATTTGACAACCAGATAATTGCGAGAGTAAGAAATTTGGATTGGCTGGATTACCTCCGCTGTCAGGAATAACCATAGTCATATTCACCATATTATATTGAATAAAATCATTCAAATCTGATTCGGATTCTAATGTAGTATTTTGTACGACTTGCATAAATGTTGACCCACTTACCATGTTTACATATTCCCACAATCGTGAATTCATAATTGCAGTTATAATACCATTGGTCATTTGATCAACAATAATAATAATACTACCTTGTTTTGATGGATTATTAATCCCAGAAAATACTAATAATGGTAAAGCACCCAAATTGTTTCCATTGAATTCATAACTAAATTGTGGACCCAGTAATAATGTATCAAATTGTTCTAATATATCAGCTAAATTATTTAACATAGTACAATTGGCACTTTTAATACGTAAATGCATAATGATTGGGTCCGTAGGATTAGGACATGTAGAATTTGAATAAGCATAACTTTGTATTGTTGTCATTATGTCGCCAAACGGAATACTGTTATATGATTCTTTATAACATGTTGAATATAGTGGTGACGAAGATGTAGCAACAATTGGATTATTATTAAGTGAATAAACTTCAAAATCCAAACAACGTACCCCCTGACTTATTACAGCAATTAAATTACATAATCCAACATAATCATTTTTATAATTACCACCTGAACAACAATTATAAGCAGTTAGAATATAATAATCTCTTAAATTGTGTATACATTGTGAATATTGACTACTAATCGGTTTTATTGTTGTGGCAAATGCGCTATTTCTATTATATACAGTAGCCAAATTACATTTCGTATTGTTCTGGACACAAGATGATCCGCAACGTTTATATTGTAAACTATACTTTACATTATGAATATACATGACAAAATAGATAAAAAATACTACGATTACTATCCATAATAATGTAGTTCCTAAGTTTGATCTATCTGACATGATTTGCTTAGATAAATTATACATTTTTTTTGTTGCGTCAGTTACACTGTTTTTAATATTATAAAATTTTGATGACATTTTTAATATATATTGAAATAATACTACTATGTAAATATATTATTATATAATATATATTTATTTATTATAAACAATTAAATATAAACAATTAAATATAAACAGTTAGAAATAATCAGTTAAAAATAATAAAATAATATAAATAACTAGTAAAAACATAATTATATCATTACACATTACAAATGGCAGGTGGATTAATGAACTTAGTTTCAGAGGGTCAACAGAATATTATTCTAAATGGTAATCCATCTAAAACATTTTTTAAAACTACATATGCTAAATATACTAATTTCGGTTTGCAAAAATTTAGAGTTGATTTCGATGGAACAAAAACATTGCGTTTATCGGAAGATTCTTCATTTACATTTAAAATACCTAGGTATGGTGATTTATTGATGGATTCATACATTTCTATTGCTTTACCAAATATATGGAGTCCAATTTTTCCACCAACAGATCACACGGTTTTATCAAATATAACAGGTACTACAGGTTATAGTGGTTGGGCACCTTATGAGTTTCGTTGGATTCAAAATTTAGGTGCATTGATGATAAAAAAAATATCTATTACATGTGGTAATCAATTATTACAAGAATATTCCGGTTCTTATTTGTTAGCAATGGTGCAAAGAGATTTTCCTCTCGATAAAAAAGCATTGTTCGATAAAATGATAGGAAACATTCCGGAATTGAATGATCCAGCCAACTCTGGAACACGCGTCAATTCATATCCAAATGCTCATTATACAGATAATCCTGCAGGAGCTGAGCCTTCTATCCGTGGATCAATATTATATGTTCCCATTAATTCATGGTTTAGTTTAAACAGTCAAATGTCATTTCCTTTAGTGGCATTGCAGTATAATGAACTACATATAAATGTAACATTTCGTCCTGTCAATGAGTTGTTTCAAATTCGTGATGTTCTAGATCAAGCAAATAACTTTCCTTATGTGTCTCCTAATTTTAATTATTATTATATGCAATTGTATCGATTTTTACAACCTCCACCCGATGTTAATATTGGTATTACGTCCTACATAGATACTAGGACTCAATGGAATGCGGATATTCATTTAATATGTACTTATGGATTCTTATCAAACGATGAATCACGTATATTTGCTTTGAATGAACAAAATTATTTAATAAAACAAGTCTATGAATCTACTTTTTATAATGTTACAGGGCCAAACAAAGTAGAATTGAATTCACTGGGTATGGTTGCAAGTCAAATGTTTTTCTTTCAAAGAAGTGATGCTAATTTGAGAAATGAATGGAGTAACTATAGTAACTGGCCTTATAATTATTTACCCTATGATTTGATACAAGCCCCCACAAATGGTATTTATCCCATTTTTCAGATAGATTCTAACGGAAATAAGATACCCGTGTTAATTGGTCCAGGTGTGAATCCAGATGGTAGATTAACAGGATGGATGATTACTGGAGATTACAATTCTCAAAACACAAAAGAAATATTACTTACAATGGGAATGCTTTTTGATGGAGAATATAGAGAGAATATGCAACCAGCAGGTGTTTATAATTATATTGAAAAATATACTAGAACACCTGGAAATGCTCCAGATGGATTATATTGTTATAATTATTGTTTGAATACTTCACCTTTTGTATTGCAACCGTCTGGAGCAATAAATATGAGTAAATTTAATAAAATAGAATTGGAGTTTGTTACTATAATTCCTCAATTGGATCCTTTAGCGCAAGTTTTAACCATATGTGATCCTATTACAGGTAATGTTATAGGTATTAATAAACCTACATGGAGAATTTACGATTACAATTTTGATCTTTATTATTTTGAAGAAAGACTCAATGTTGTTAAATTTATCAGTGGTAATTGTGGAGTATTATATGCAAATTAAATATACTCATTATATTTGAATTTTCTAACTACTAATTGAACATTGTAAACCGTGCGAAACTGGTATCATTAGGGTTATTAGATAAAATATATTCATTAGCACCTTTTGGTATATTTTTATCATGATCGGTAGGAGAATTCTCTTTATAATTATTTAATGCTGTCATATCCTGACAACCGGTACAATCACCATCAAAACTGCATTGTTCGGATGTTAAAATGCATCGTGATAATGGTCCACACGAATTACTACATGTATATTTTGAGAAAGCGGATATGGGCATGTTTATAGTATTACTATGAATGTAATTTACTTTATAGCTATTGTTCATAATCGCATTCGACGCATTAGAATTGGTTCCGTTGGTGTTGAACGCATTTGATAATGATGTAAAAGATTCTAAATAGGTTCCAGGCTGTAAATAATTTTTATTAAGTAAAAAATGTACCCATCTAAATAATAAAAATATTATGAAAAAACACAATAAAAACAGTAAAAAATTGGAATAATTGTATGAATGTTTGGTTTTCACCATTTTATATACATCTATATATTTTTATAATTATAGGTAAAATAGAGAATAATATTATTATACTATATTATTATAGTATATAATACATATTATAACATATATAAATGGGAAGTGGTTTTTGGATATTTACAAGTATAATAGCTACAATTGTGTTGATTATTATAATTATTATTGCTGTATTTACAGGAAAAATATTGGATAAATTATTATCATGGGCATTATCTAGTTTAAATTTTAATGAAATTGCGACAAATGCATCCGCATCTAATAAAGCAGAATTTAGTAAACTCAAAAAAAAAGTTACAAGCTTTTTGCAACAAATTTCTCTTTTTGGAAAACCTCCTGCATCAACTGCTACTACGAAAGCGCAAAGTTATGGTGAGTTATTAAAATATATTGGATTAAAATTAATAGCAGTGTTAATTCAAACATTTTTAGGAGTATATGTACTGTGGACCTCTAAAGTTGCACAAGCCAATATTTTACCTACTGATTTTAGAGGTGCTCCTTATACTGATTTACCACCAATTATAGATCCACTAATTACACAAATGAATTTTTTTAAATTGGATGGAGAAGATTATAGTACAAAATTGTTGTTTCAATATTTATATATTCCAGATAAATCAGCAAATGACAGTAAACAAATAAATAGTCAGTTCACGATACTAAACACATTACGTGAATTCAATGAATCACCTACAATTACAGGAACAACGATGTACTTTATTTATATCATTGAAAGTTTATTTTGTTTAAATTTCACAATGATTAATTTATTTTTCTCTTTTTTTAATAGTTTCTACGAATGGGCATTAGTATTATTTGGAGGTTATTTATTAATGTTTGTATTTGTTGTTAATTTTATTTTATCGAATATTGTTTTCTTATATATATTTTTCGCAGGTATATTTACATGGATATGGAAATTGAATAAAGCACAAGTTGTAATGCAAGACGGTGAAAAATTTGCTAAACCTAATTTTAAACAAAATTGGGTGTATGTTACATTGATGGCTATGCCTTTTACATGGTTTTTTACATTAATAGAAACAATTTTTATTGTAAATTTATTTGGTGTTTTTGTAATATTGGGAAATATGGCTGTTTTTCCTGCGATAATAATTTATTGTCTATTATCAGCTAGTTTTATCATAGCCAAAGTAACAGAGGGAGCTAAAATTGGTGAAAATTATACATTTTTGACATTGTATGTCAATAAAATACGATATATGATAACACCCATATTTATAATCATGTCTATTTATCTAATAATTGGCGCAAAAACTTATTTAGGAGCTACAGAGAGAAATGCTGCAATTGTTGCTGTTGTAATCGTTTTAATAGCGTTGATGAATATACCAATAACAAATGTAAATGATTTTGGTTCAAAAGACACCGAGCCATATAATTATCTTCAAGCTGAAAAACGTACACAATTTAAATTTTCTGATACTGTATTGTGGGCATTAACATCTGCTATTAGTAGTGGAGATTTGGATTTAAATATATCAAATCAAAAATTGAAACTAGAAAAATTTGATAATCATGTAAAATCCGCTACCATGGAACAAACCGGTGGTAATAGTTTATTCAATAACAGTGACAATAACAATGACAATGAATCATCAAATGATTTGATGGAAAAATTACGTGCACTCAATAATAAAATACGAGAAAATATAGTAATTCCTAGTATGCCTATGTAAAATAGAATTATAGTTAAACGCGTAAAACATATAACATATAACATATAACATAATATTCATGTTAAATAGTTTAAAATTAAATAAACGTATCAATGTATATTTATTTAATTTTAATGGGTAAACAAAAAAAGAGCGATAAAAAAAAAACATTCAATCAAGCGCAATCGGTTGACACAGAGAAACAACAATTGCCATTTGTGAGTATATGTACACCTACATTTAATAGGCGTCCTTTTATTCCTATTATGATCGAGTGTTTTAAACAACAGACATATCCAAAAGATAGAATGGAATGGATCATTATTGATGATGGAACGGATAAAATTGGTGATATGTTAAAAGACGTACCTCAAATAAAATACTTTTCATATGACACAAAAATGACTTTAGGTAAAAAAAGAAATTTAATGCATGAAAAGTCTAAAGGTGATATATTGGTTTATATGGATGATGATGATTATTATCCACCAGAAAGAGTATCCCATGCAGTTGAAACATTATTAAAAAATCCGAATGCATTGTGTGCTGGATCTAGTGAAATGTATATTTTCTTTAAACATATACAAAAAATGTATCAATTTGGTCCGTATGGTCCAAATCATGCAACTGCTGCAACTTTTGCATTTCATCGTAAACTATTAAGTATGAGTAAATATGACGAAGAAGCTTCCTTAGCTGAAGAAAAATCATTCTTAAAAGATTATACAATCCCGTTTGTTCAATTGAATCCAATGAAAAGTATTCTCGTTTTTTCACATATTCACAATTCTTTTGATAAAAAAATTTTACTCAATCAAACACCCAATCCATTTGTAAAAGAAAGTACAAAGAGTGTAAACGATTTTGTAAAAGAAGATTTTGTGAAGCAATTTTTCTTAGAAGATATTGATCAAATACTAAATAGCTATGATCCTGGAAAACCAGAAAATAAACCAGATGTATTGAAGCAAATGGCCGAAATAACAAAAAAAAGAGAGTTGATGCAACAACAGCAACAGCAACAACAACAAATGCAACAACAAATGCAACAACAACAGCAATATAATAATAACATTATTCAACAACTAATAAATGAAAATAAAACATTGAAAGAAAAAGTTGCTTATTTAGAAAGTAAAATTAAATTGTTTTTCGATAGTAAAATAGCTGAAAAGAAAGAACAATTGTTGAAGAGCAACGCAAATTAAACATATATGTAAATTATTTAATCATTATATAATATATAAAATATAAAATCATTATAAATATAGTATAATATATAATATTATCATGTATTTATTCACTACAATTATATTATTTTTTTACTCATATAAAACACTTAATCTACATAATCCACTAAAAACACCAAAAACACAAAAAAAAATGTTATTTCGTTCTATTGATGATATCGATTTTTATATAGATGATATTGAATCAAGAGTGATAAATAATATTCCGTTCAATACTATCAATAATATTAAACCTAACAAATTATATCGTAATAAATTGGATGGATATGATCAAAGATATGATAGTGTAGAAAATTTAATAGATATTAATATTTTATTGCATAAAATAGATGGATTTATTAATAAGAAAATTTTATTAGATTGTTTATTAAAATTACAAAAAGAAAGAGATAATAAATTTAAAATAAATACAACAATGTATCATCCACATGAGACAACCATATTGAATGAAATTGAAAAATATAATTATGATAATAATAAAAGCGAATTTAGTTACGACTTATGCGCAGGTGGTTTATTAAATGATTGGTAGATTTGTAGATTGGTAAATAATACAATTATTCAATTTCATCACTATTTTCATCCATTTCCCATATAATTTCTTCATCTGCAACATTAGAATCTTTAAAAGATTTATCTAAATAACGATACATTCTCTGTATATCTAATTTGTTAATTTCATAATTTTCAAATAAATTTAATAATTCAAAAAAACAATCAGTTTCATTTGCATATTTATTTTTAAAATTAATAAAAAAAGCAAATAAATCTTTTTTATCCATTCCTAGTTGTTGACACAAATTATGAATAAAATTATAATTATTATATTCAGTTGAATATTTTGTTAATACTTTTGTAAAACGTACATTATGTGGAGGTGATTCTATATTGATATCGTTGGTTTTGTCGTTGGTTTTGTCAGTAGTTTTGTCATTGGTTTTTTTGTTGCTTATCATCGTGGAATTATTTTTACATCTAAAATCGTGATATATTCTATTGTTGTTAAATGTTTTAATAAGTGAGCTCATCTCATTAAATATCCATATTTGTTTTTGAAAAGTAATTCTATCTATATAATCAGCAAAACAAATATTATCTAATATTTGTTTGTATATAGACAATGAATCATTAATATTATATTTTTCTAATCGATCTATTATATTTTCATGCCATAACAAAGCTACTATAGTTCGATCTGTTTCATTCATGACATGCAAATGATCATTCATTGAAAAATTGGTATTAAACAAATTATTTGTTATTGATTTTGTATCTTCATTATGTGATTTTAATTTAAGTATATTATCTACTACATATTCATTTAATAAATTATTATTTTTACAATATATACTATAAATATTATGTAATTTACGTAAATCTCCTTGTATGTAATATACTAATTTATTTTTTAGATTTTTTGTTATCATCGGCATAATATTATTACATATAACTTCTATTTCTTCATTAGTAGGTTTATTCAATTCAAATACATTACAAACTTTCATCAATTCGTTGATTTTTTTGTCAATATGATAATTTCCAATACAAATAATAGGAATTAATGTTGTATCTTCATTTTTTTGACGCTTTGTTTTCTTCGGTCTTATGAGTTTTATTAATGCATTTATTCCGCCTTTATCTCCATTGTTCATACCATCAATTTCATCCATAATAATCGCTTTCTTTTGTATTTTTTTGTGAAATAAACACATTATACTTTTATCCGACATATTGTCCTTTGTAATCGTTTCTATAATTGATTTATTTCTTATGTCACCCGCATTATATGTAATTATATCATAATTCAAATCTTTTAATATATCAGTTACAAATTTAGTCTTTCCTATACCAGGATTTCCATAAACATATATGCCTTTTTTGCACAATAAATCAGATTTATTATTTTCAAAATTAGTCAATATTTCTTTTATTTTACATACTGTTTGAGTTCGTGATAATATAGTATTAATGTTTTCTATAAAATTATTAGTTTCTAATTTTTTTTCTAATTTATTTTGCATATTATTTATATGTTACTTATATGTTACATTTTATTTTTATGTTTATTTTTTAACATATTCAATTAGAATATTTTTGCATTTTGTCGATGGTTTATCATTTTCGATTGATAAATAGAGCAGAAAATCATAATACGTTGCGTATTTCTTATTTTTGTATTTTATTTTTTGGTTATGATTATGGTTATGGCTATGGTATACCCCACTTTTTGTAGAATTAAAATTCGGATGATTATTTAACATATCTAATAACGCAATATCATTATCCATACGAATAATATATCGAAAATAAGTGTTGATATTTTTATATGTATCATTAATATGTTTTTGTATAACCCTTGTATGATATTTATCATAGTTTGTTTTAGATAACCACGTCAATATATCATATGGTATATATTCGCGTACAATTATTATAATTTCATCCGGTAATTTATCCAATAGAGACAACATATATTATATAATTTTATTATCTATTATAAAATAAAAATATATTTACACAGTATATCTTATTAAGATGATGTTGACGTTGTTGTAGTATTAGAAGTAGTAGAAGTAGATGAACATGGATTTGGGAAATCTGGCCAAATTCCATCCCATGTTATTCCATTTGTACTTGCCCAATTGTATTTATTACATAAACCAGATTGTGTGTTTGTATACGCACTAGTATTAAAATTCATTCCATTAGATGGTGTATTATTAATTGCATCAGGACAATTAATATTTCCATTTCCACTACAATCTCCTAAAGATTGAACATTAACACAATTTGCACCATTTCCTGAAAAATCTACCCAATAATCAGGACATTGTCCTATAATTGGTGGCCATGTATTTTCTGAAGGATTTTTTACTAATAAATAACCTATAACTACTAAAATAATGACAAGTATAATTACTGCAATCGTCAAAACAATTGTTTGAAAACTAGCCATATTTTTTTAAAATTTATTTTATATATTTCTATTATATAAATAGAAATATATATTTTTTTATAGTTTCATTTAATATATACAATTTATTATACTAATTTATTATACTAATTTATATATAATATAAAATATGAGTGGAAATTCAAATTGTTATTTTAATTCAAATGGGCGTGTAGACATTAAATCACCTAATACTCAAAATTTATTTAATTTATATGATAAAATACCAGCACATCAATGTACCACTTTTAGAAGTCCTCTTGAAGGTATTTGGGAAAATTCTGTTTTAAGTGAACTGTACTTCTCGAGAGAAAATTTAGAAATAATTCAAAATGCCATACGAAGAGGAATATATGATAAAACAAATGGAAAATATATTATAGATAATCAAGATTGTGATGCATTAAAAACTATTATGCGTGGCATATATTTAGAGCATTCTGCAAATTTACCATATAACATAACCCAACAAATCGAGGAATTAGATAAAATGGTAATTAATTTCTGTATACAACAAATATATAGCGAATTGAGAGGCTATGTTCAATATTTGCATGACGCTAGTACATTGGTAGTTCCTATTGCTCCTCCTATATTTTCCAAAATATCTGATAAACAACTGGAGTTGAAACCATGGTTTTAATCTTTGGGTTTTGAGTAGATATATTTTCGTATAATACAAAATATATCTATATTATATGAACGAATATACATTTCCATTTGATAGTTGTGAAACACCTAATAAAAAAGGAATAGCCCAACCTTATTCCGCTTTTTTTAATTTGGTGAGTTGTTTTATTATTATTTATTTTTTATCAATAACAAAAAGTAATGCGTCTCGTTTATTGCTTGTTTCAATTCTTTCATTTGAATTATTTCATACATTTTCTCATAGTGTCCATTTGAATAATCACAGTCAAATTATAATTACACATTTATTAGCCTATTTTGTAAATTTTAGTTATTTTTATGCACTATATAATTATTCGAAACATTTCCCTAGTGTTATATTTTTAATTTATTTGTTATTTTTAGTCATATTTGATATTTATGCATTCAATAATTTATCATTTATATTTTATTTGTCTAGTCAAATGCTAATTTTTATTAGTTTATTTTTATATTACTATAAATATTTTTCAAAAGAAATAAAAAATAAGATACCATTGATCTTTGGTTTAACATTATTTGTTGTATTGTTGTTTATAAATGAATCTTATAATTGTAAAAAAATGTTATCTACAATAAATTGGTTCCCATTTCATGTATTCATTGAAATTACAGGCGTATTTTTTGTTTATTATATTAGTAGTATTTTTAGTAAATTATAATTATTCAATTTCTAGTGCTAATGGTTTGGTGTTTGTTGTGGTTGGTTTCATAACCTTTTTCACCTTTTTGACTGTTTTGTTTGTCGCGGAAGAGTCCTTTCTCTCCATGTTATTAGAACGAGACTCTTTGTATTGATTGTATTCCACCAACAATTCATCCAATTCTTCTAACCACATGGTTTCAATTGTTTTGTTCTTAATATTTTCTAATTCTGTTTGTTTGTTTTGATATTCTTTCATTAGTTTATCTACATTTTCACTAGTTACACTATCCATTGTCATCTTAATCAAATAATTGAAACCACTTGTAGTACCAGATCCTTCTGTTTCAGTTTCGGTGTTTTGTGTTTGTTGATTCTGTGAAACATATCCTCGATCTGCCAACATTTTAACAACATCCGACTTGGATTTTTTTCTTAAATCAATGACGTCATCCAATATTTCTTTAATATAACGTGTTTTATTCGACAAAGTAACCAGCAATTTTTCGATAGCATCAATCATGTAATTTTTTCGTGTCTGATACATTTCCAGTCTGGTGACATAATAATCATCGATAATGTCTGAAACATGCGTGTATTTCTTCAGTTTATCTTTAGCGTCAAACAAATTCATATTCGACGTTGAATTCGTTGTATAAAGTTTGAACGCTTTATCAATACCGTTGCACCCATGATCGTGTTTGGTAGATTCCAATTCTGCGAGTTTACCCTTGTTTAACGTAATAACAAACTCGACACATGTATCTTTGCTCATATCGTCATAATCTTTAATAAGAGGCGTTATTTTTTTACCCGATTTATCAACACTATCTATCAATGATTCTAAAAACTCTTTATAATCATCGGTCCATGTTCCTATTGGTAATTCTGTAATACGTATTTTATCTGGACCTACCACTTCATATTTACCCTTTATCAAAAACTTAGGACTTGTTGTATTGTTGGGTGTTGTAGCACCGTCGCCCTGAATTTTTATAATAGTTCCTTTGAATCCTTCATAATATGGGATGAACTCTTGTGTGGGTGATTGACCTGCTGTTGGGGAATAGTTAGTCAGGTTGGTCAGTTTATTCTTTAAATATTGAATAATCTCACGCGGATTGTAACACATGATGTCTGTACTAAAACCTGTACCAATACCCTTCGTTCCATTCACCAAAATCATCGGAATAATAGGTGCATAAAATATGGGTTCTACTAGAAGACCGTCATCATCCAGGTATTTCAAAATCGCATCGTCATTTTCACGATAAATCATACGAGTAATTGTGTTCAAATAAGTAAATATATATCTTTCCGATGCACTGTCTTTACCACCCTGCAAACGTGTTCCAAATTGACCACTAGGAACCAACAGGTTTATGTTGTTGGATCCGACATAATTTTGCGCCATACCGACAATTGCTGCATTTAAACTAGCCTCACCATGATGATATCCTGAATGTTCTGAAACATAACCGGAAAACTGTGCTACTTTAATTTCTGTTGTCAGTTTCTTTTTAAATGCCGAGTATAATATTTTTCTTAAACTGATTTTTAACCCATCCATTAAATTCGGAATACTACGATCACAATCATATTTTGAAAAGTGAATCAACTCTTTGTTGATAAAATCATCATACGATACTTGTGATTTACTCGTATCCAAATAACTCGTGCGATCATAATTTTCCAACCATTCTTTACGATCATCCGAGCGCTTTTTATTAAACACCATATCAATTGTATTTGAACTCGTAGTATCCGAGAATTCGAACCCAACGATTTTCTTCTTCTCGAAATATTCACGGAATTCTTTTCCTGTACTTGTACCCAACCCTTTATAATATTTGATCTTCCACCCATCTAGGCTTCCAGTTTGCTGGACCTGTTTCCAACTCTCATATTCTCCATTGTTGTAAAATACCAATTCTTGATTGCCTTTACGTGCTTTCAAAATCGGTGTATTCATGAAACCGATAAAACCAGGAATTTCCAAAAGCGAACCCCATTCACATTCAAACATATTAATGCCCAATCCTTTAATATGAGA